CGCGCGGGGCGCGCGCCGCCGGTACCGACGGGCTTTGCAAAGCTCGGCGTGGGCTTGCTGGCCTGAAACGCGGACGGATCAGCTTCAGTCTGCGCCTTATGCCATTCATCAAAGCCATCAAGCACACCGTCTTTAAGCTCGAGGTGCTTTTCTTTGAGGTCGGCAAAATAGGCCTTTTCCGCAGCTTTTGAGGAAAACTTGATGCCCTTATCTGCAACAGCTTTTTTCATTGCATCGGCATAATCCCGGTCGGAAATCTGCGCTTTATAGTCGCCAGTATCCTTGTCGTACTTTTCCTGCAATTCTGAAAGCTGCTTCTTGAGGGTCTCCACCGTTTCGCCGGTTCCTTTTTCCTCGTACTTCTTGTTTTTTTCTACTTCCGCGTCCAGTTTGGCTTGGACAGTTGAAAGCGCCTTTGTGATTCGCCTGTCAAACTCCGCCTTATAGATGGGGTCAGCCAGTATTTCATCAAAAGTCATGATTTCGTCTGCCATTTTTATTCTCCTTTTATTTCCACAGCGTCATTCCCCGCTGCGTATTACAAAAAAGAGCCAAACAACACGCTTTCGCGTAATGTTTGGCTCAAATTGCCACTTCTTTTGCCTCGATTGGCAAACGGATATATTTAATTACAGTCGCTTTCTGTTTTTAATGCTTCCCTTTTTTGCCGCGTCGTATTGTTCTTCTGTCCATCCGTACGCCTTACAAAACAAGGGCTTCCCCTTTTCCATCGCAGCATTGTAGTCTTTAACAGAATAGGACTTTGCGCTAACAAGTTTAATGGACGCGGGATCAAGCAGCGGCTCTCCATCGCTACCCACTCCGGAAACCTTACCGGTTACTCGATATTGATACTTGAACGGGTACTTAGGGCTTTCCCAAACGGATACGCCATCTTCTTTTTCCCCCGTCATGTGGTTGGTGGACACGCGCATAGTCCCATTCTTGAGATATTCAATCTCTTTAGGGTTATCGGTTCCTCGGTAAAACTGCCCGTCCTTTTGATAGCCAGCAAGTCTAAGTGTCTCCGCTTCAATAATGCCGCTTATCTTGTAATATGTATCATTATTAAAATCGTGGTCTCTTAAGACAATTCGGCCATCAGATAAAATTGCGTTTACATTTTCGTCGCCGACATATTTCCCATTTAGAAATCCAGATACTTTAGGCGCTTTGTACACTTCAAATTCTCCACTTTCATTTTTCATTTTTTGGGATTTGAAGCGTTTCACCGGTTTTTTCGCCAGTAAGTTTGTACTGGTCATCTTTTAATGCCTCGTAGCTTGTTCCGGTCGCCTTCCCCCAAACTCTGTGTTCGACCCCGTATTCGGCACTTGCTTCGGTATCGACGGTCTGCTTTTTGGAGGCCGCCATTGATTTCTTTTTGAGATCTCCAAATTTCCCGCTCTCGCGCATTGCATCCGTCAGGCTTTGCCCGTCTTTGATAAACACGCGGCGACCGCCGATCGTACGCCAAACGCCGCCTTCGTCTGCCATGCCAATCCACACTCCCTTATTGCAAAATAAAAAAAGAGCCAACCTGTAAGATATCCTTACAAGTTGACTCTTCGTGCCACTTCCACGTGCTCGATTGCACTATGGGTGCTTATTTATTTATAATTATTTTACCACATCACCGTGCAAAATGGAAGAGAAATATTACTTTTTCAGCTCTTTTGCTTCGATAATTTGCGCTTTCACGCTTCCGTCTTTCATTTGCTTTAACTGCACGCGGAGCCCGGCGGCAAGGGCTTTTTCAATGGCGGATTTGAGCTTTTCATCTATCATACAGCACTTTCGTCCTTTCCCATTGAAGCGGCAACTTTGCCGCCTCGCTAAACGCCTTGTATTTAGAGTTCAGCCGCGTCAATTTTGCTTTTGCGGCGTGGTATTCATTCATCTGCCCGCTTGCTTTATACGCCGTTACAAACCTCTTCTGCTTGATGATTTGGCGCTCTACACGACGCTGCATCTGGGTCGCTTCGTAAGCGGTGTATTTCTTACCGTCAAAGGTGCAGCCAAGGCCGTCGTCAATGTGGGCCAGCTGCTCGTCGGTATAGGTGCGCTCTGATACGCCCTCGACCCAACTAAACCTTTTATGGCGACAGTTGGCTCCTTCCAGTCCATCCACATATCCAAGCCCGCATACCTCGTAAATGTTGGGGTAAATATCACCGCTGTGAATGGAATAAACCTTCCCCTGCCAGTCTTTGTGTGAGGACCACGGAGACGGGCCAGGCACATCACGGGCCCCCGCATGGGCGGAAACTTCAAAATACGGTGTTTCCAGATATTCGGCGGATTGTTCCGTGTACTTTGCGCAAATCTTATTCACGCCAGTCATCACGGCTCTGCGGGCGGCCACGTCAATTTGATCTCGATGGCCACTCTCATAGTCAACCACCTTTAGGCCGCTTTCCGCTAGCTGTTTTACGGCAGATTTGATAGCCTGATTGTAGCTGATAGCGCCGCTCTGGATTTGCATTACGGCATTATCAAGCGCCCATTGGTAAGCCTTTGCCGGTGGGAGCATTGTCCGCCCTGCGTCTACCAGAAATCCCATGGAGGCCGTCAGGTTTCGGAACGTATCCAGCGTTTGCCGCCTGATCGTATCCACCGTGGCGGCGTCCACCAGCGTTTCCGGCTGCGTGACATGGGCGAGATCAATTATCTCGGTGTAGTATTTTTGATTGCGCTCCACTACATCGTCCAGCAGCTTGTTTAGCTTCTGCTCGCTGATGCCGGAAGTTTGGCGAATGGCTTTTTCGATCTCTTTGAGATCAATGCCGTGAGACCGCAAAGCCCGAATATCCTGCACCGTTACCTCGTTGAGCTGGTCGGCGGCTTTAAGGCGAGAGCATATTTCATCTAAAAGTGTATCTTCAAGGCCTCGATACAACTTTGCCAATTCTTCGGGGAGGGCATCTAGCAGCTCTGGCGTAAAAGGGTACTTTTTCAAGACTTTTTCTTTTTCCATTTAAACGCATACTTAACACCAGCGGCTTTTGCAAATTTGGCATACACATTGTTTGTCGCTTCTGTTTGCGCTTTTCTGCTCGCTGCCTTGGCCTCCTGCGGACTTTTGTACTTTCCCGCCTTATAATCGGCTGACACTTTATTTGCCGCTTCTCTTACGGCTCGTCGGACATAATTATGATTATATGCTAGCGTTTCATAAAATCCCTTGTTGTGAGGCCCCGATAATGTAAACGTTGCATCTCGGCTCTCAATTATGATTGCTTTGGCGCCCGACTTTTGCCACGTTTCAATATCTTTTAAGGACGGGACGGGAAGAACGCCCTCCGGATGATTGTGTAAAACAATGTTCCCTTTATAGTCGGTATCGCCGTATCCTGCGTGTTGAGCTGTTCCTTGCTCTTTATAGAGCAAATCGCCCGATGGAGAAAATACAAAAAGCTGTTCTTTTTTTAGGTTGGCGATTTTTGCCCTAGCAGCATTTATTGATGCAAATCCAAAACTTCCGCTTCCTCCTCTTCCGCCCATTTTGCTTTCCTCCTGTTAACAATTCTATCGTAGTGCGGCGCTATGCGTATTACGTTCCAATCGCACTCCTGCGGTACTTTCCCATAAAAGATCACCCATTTCGGCGATAGCCGTTTCATCATTTCCTCATAGCCACACAAAAACAAGCGCTTGCTTTCCTTGTTTTGCTGTGTGCCTACTGAGCTGACCGCCACCACTCCGCCGACAGGCTCACCATCAAAGCACCAATTATAGCTGTTCTTATCACTCCATGAGATAGTCGGGTAAACCGTCATGCCGTGAAGCTGCCAGTATGCTGCAAGCCAGTGCTTGCGGTAATGATTGTAAATCTGCATTGCAAGCGGCATATCGGTGTATGTGGAGAAGTCCGGCGCACACACCGCCGCAAACTGTGAAAGCTTCGGAATGTACTTATCCGGCGTATTCCAGTGGCGAATAAACTGGTAATCATCTACAAAGAAATGTACGATCTTGCTTTCCGTATCTTTGGCTGTGTAATGGTAATTTACGGGGATAAACTCGCCATGCGGGTACGACTTGACCGGCTCGATTTGCGGGATGTCGTACTTGCCAACGCCGGGGAATATGAACTTGTCCAGATTTTCAAAGTTAATCATAAATCCCCCAGCAAACAAAAATGCCGCAAGATACATTTCTGTACCTTACGGCATAGCAAGCGCCCGGATTCTAACCGGAGTCCCCGCAGTCACGGTGTAATCACCCTATACGACTACTTGCTATGCCTATTATACCAAGCCTTTTTTACGAATGCAACCAGCTTCTTTTCGTCTGCCGTCAATGCTCTTGTTCCGCCTTCATCGTGATAATACCCGATGTGCGTGTGCACTCCCTTGAATTGCTCATGGCTATGCAGAAGATTGATTGTTTTTAGACGCTTTCCATCTGCACCGTAATAGCTGATTGCATTGATTTTTCCCTCATCGTTTATCGTTGCGTAAATGCGCCCTTTGGTCATAGTTTCCAATGGGTCTTTTGCGTTCAATGCCGCATTTTGCTTTACAAACTTTATGTTCCCAGCTTTTAGAAGCGTCCTAAACTCGCTCCCGTAAGGCTTTCCCTTTTCGCTCATGCCGCTGCTTGCGCCGCGTCCGCCCATTAAACAGGTCTCCATGTACCGCTGCGCTTATTAGCCCTGCGGTATTTCTTGCCGTTTACCATAACTTCCAACGCGCCCGACTTTTGCGCTGTTACAAAGGCATTGGAAAACGCCTTGTTTTCTGCTGCTTTGCGGTTTTTACTGGACTGATCACGCAATTTCCGCATGTAGCTATCCATTTCACCGCGCGCTCTTGCAGCTCTGTCTGCGGCGCTTCCTGTTTTCTGCGCCGTTGTCAGGCGCGCAGGCCCGCTTGCATAAGGATTAACTGCTCCTGCCGCCGTTTTAAGCGCCGTTGTTGCGAGAGTTGCCATCTGCTTTACCGCGTTTTTCTTTTCAGCGTCCGACATCTCAAGTCCATTGATTTCAGCAACGTTGCGCTCGAATGTGCGCCTGATAATATCGCCCATATCAGTTACGGACGCCGCATTTGCTCGGTCAATATCCTGTTGCGATAAAAACCGCGCAAGGCTCATACCTCGCCCGCGACCGGCATCTCCTGTGCCAATAGTTCCCGTTCCACCGCGTCCGCCCATTTTGCTTTCCTCCTGTCTACAATATCGTCATAATGCGGCTTTACCCGTATAACGTTCCAGTCGCATTCTTCCGGCACTCTGCCGTAGAAGATCACCCATTCCGGGGATAGCCGTTTCATCATTTCCTCGTAACCGCGCAGAAACAGCCGCTTGCTTTCCTTGTTCTGCTGTGTGCCTACCGAACTAACCGCAACAATCCCGCCGACTGGCTCGCCATCAAAGCACCAATCGTAACTATCCTCGTCGCTCCATGAAATAGATGGGTAGACCGTCATCCCGTGTAGTTGCCAGTACGCCGCCAGCCAGTGCTTGCGGTAATGATTGTATATCTGCATCGCAAGCGGCATATCTGTGTAGGTAGAAAAGTCCGGCGCGCATACCGCCGCAAACTGCGACAGTTTCGGAATGTACTTGTCAGGCGTGTTCCAATATCGAATAAATTGATAATCGTCCACGAAGAAATGCACGATCTTGCTTTTCGTGTCCTTCGCGGTGTAGTGATAGTTTACCGGGATAAATGAGCCCTGTGGATACGCCTTGACTGGCTCGATTTGTGGAATATCGTACTTCCCAACACCGGGGAATGTGAACTTGTCGAGATTTTCAAAGTTAATCATAGCTCTTCCCGCTCCTTCCGCTGCTTGCGCCGTGTCCGCCCATTATTTTTTCTTCTTTTTCTTTTCCATTCCTCTGCCAAAGAACGAATTTACAGAGTTTTGCAAATTATTTTGCGCCCGCTTATATGTGGAAGATGTAATTTCGCGTTGTTCCCTGTTGGGGTTATAATGCTCTCTAAAATACCGTTTTGCGTAATCTTCTGCGCTTTCTTTTTCTCTATTATTGTTTTTCGGTGCTTTTCCCTCGGCAAGGGCTCTAATCATTTTATTGGTCAAAGTGTCTGTTTGTTTTTGCGTAATATCATAATTCCGCATAAAAGCCTCTTTGCCGATTGCCTCTTTCACGCTTTCAACAAATGTAGGGGATTTGAGCAATTTTTCGGCTCCCAAATATGCGTTAGACTTTGCGCTTTCCCAAAATTCGCTGTGTTCTACAGCAGAGCGCACAGCTCCAATGCCGCCACCGGCTCCACCTCTACCGCCCATTACTCTACCTCCTGTTGTCCTTCGGTTGTCATGTCCTGCATCTTCGGCAGCGCCGCCTTTGCGGTCGCCTCGTCCTCATTAAAATACTTTGCGCGCAGCTCCCATGCATTCATAATGTCCGCGCTTACAAGCTGCAAGTTACGGGCAAACTCCTTGTCTTTAGTCTCCTGATCGTCAAGGATGCTGTCACCCCAATCGTAAGTGGCCTCATAATCTCCAGCAGGTGCCAACCCGTACAACGAAGCATACACGTCCATTGCGTAAATCAGGGAATCGAATGTATGTGCAAGCGCCGCCTGGATACTGCTAACCAGCACATACTTGCGCTGCTTGCTGCTTCGAATCTCAGTCGCGGTTTTTTCAATCGTTTGCGGGTCGGAAATATCTCCATAAGAAAGGCCAATATTAAATTCAACACGCCGAAGAGTATTCTGAAACCCGCGATAAATCGCATCATCCCTAATCTGCGGCTCGATGTGCTGGAAAAAATCTCCATCCGGAGAGAACGGGCCGATTTCAAACAGTCGCTTGTTGAACATATCCGCCGTGCTGGATGTTCCGTCCATCAACACCTTACGCTCGCTCGACTTATATTCCCAGCGCAGACGCTCCCACTGCTCATCCGCTTGCTTGATAAGCTCGACCGTCGCCGCATCGCCATAAATGGACATACCGCACATGCTGTTACTATCTGCAGTGTTGGCAATAGGCGGCTTAAAATAAGCAAACAATGGTCCGTCTACATTCTCGATGGCCACTTCCGGTTCAATATCCGCCCACTCCGGAATAGTTGTGAGTTGCGCGTCAGCGCCCACGGATCCAGCGGAATCACTGTAATATGCCTTGTTTTTGATGGTATAGGTCGTACCGTTTAACTCGTGTGATTCGAGCCTTACATAGTACGTTCCGTTTACTTTAACCGGCTTATCCTTAAAAACGCCGCCAATGCAGTGCCCGGATGGATCAAACTTTGTCGGCTGAAACCCCGCAGCGCCGGTAACATCCACAAGCATTTTGTCGCCGTAAATATACGGCTTCAACGCCACACCGCCAAGCGCAAGGCCAAGTTCTAATGCTCGGTTAAAGTTTTCCTTCGCTGTCTGAAAATTTTCATTCAGGTAATCTGCGCGCTTGCTGCCGGTGATGTTTGCTGTAAATTCAACCAGCGTCGGCCTTGCCACTTCTCGGCAAATCGCAGCGGGCAGGCCTACCGCTTTCACATCACAGTTTTGCCACGGTGGGGTATTGACCATCATCGCATACCACAAACCGATATGCTGTTCCATCGTAAGGCTTACGGCGGGAGATGCGCCAAATTCCCGCTCGGCGACCGCCTGCGGAAAGAAAAATCGTTTTACTGTATTTACAATGCCATTCACTAAGCCCATATTTTTATCTCCTCAACTTTACGGAGCTGCTTGCATACATAGGATTTTCAACTGCAATTTCTCGGCGCAGAACCGTCATAACAAAATACCTAACAGCGTCGAGGACGTGATCATTCTCTTTAATGACTTTATCTTCTGCCGCGTCCTTATCCCAGCTATAAAGCCCAAACTCATCAAAAGCGTGCGTGCAGCTTTCATGAAATTTGATTCGCCCCGATTTGATACACGCAGCCGTTAAACGGATCCCATCAAGAACATCGTTATTTGCTTTCCAAACAGCAAACTTCCCATGTCTACGGATGCACTCCGAAAATGACGCGGCGCTTGGGTCAATGACGATTCGCTCAACATTATATCCGTCTGCAAACCGTTCCAAATCTTGATAATATTCCTCGTCTGTCTTCTGCCGATTGGTGGCTCGCCCGCTGTGATAGTATTCTTTCTCCATTACAGCGCGGCCTTTATCCATGCGCCACAAACAAAAGACGGTAGGATTTTGCGTGCCGTAGTCGCAGGAAATATAATACTTTCCCGCGCCGCCCGTTTCGTTCGTGACGTTTACTTCTTTGGCGAACATCGGATATACCAGCCCCTCGGCCACTACCCACAGGCCGCGAATGTATCGGTCGTAGAACACGCCGGAAAACATTGCCTGATAGCGTTCCAGCGTCTTTTGAGACAAGCCGGGGTTGTCCGTCATTTCAAAATGCAGATACAGCGCGTTCCGCTCCTTGTTCCGCTGTATCCACTCTGTATAAAACCAGTGCTGCGGACTTCCCGGGTTGCAGGAAAACCACAGCTTTGCCCCGTCTACCGAGCAGCGAGTCAATGCCTGTTCCACGAACGAACGCGGCATCAGCACCACCTCGTCCAGCAGCACACCCGCCAGCGTGCGACCTTGTATCAGCGTATAGCTGGCCTCGTCCTTGCCGCCGAACACCTCAAAGTAATTCGTCACGGCGCCGCGCCGCACTTCCATAACCTTGTCACCGCGCCGCCATCGGATAATATAGCGCTCTTTGGCAAGGCTCATCGCCGTGAACGGCACGATAATGTTCTTGGTGCAGCTATCCACTGTGCGGCCACACACACCGAAGCGCTGGCCGCTGAAATTCTCCATCGCCCAGCGGACGAACGCCCACATCATGATGGAGGTCTTGCCGGAACGCACAGCGCCGTCGCAGATCAGCGCGTCATACTTGGAATAGGGAAAGGCGAGGATTTTTGCTTGCTTCGGGCTAATCATCGCTCTCAAGCTCCTTTGCCATTTCCTTTAGGCTCTGACTGAGTGCGTCTTCCCTCACCGTGTCGGCAGGACTGCCGCCGATCATCGCCCACTTGTCGATCAGCGTCCCCATCGCCGTTGTGATCTGGCTGAGGTTCGCTGCTGCCAGCTTTTCCGGGTCATTGAGCATTTCAAGCCCCTTGCCGATAAACGAACACACAAGATCTTTGTGCTTGTCCATATATGCCATCACATCGGCGGTGTTCTCTTCCTTTTTTTGCTCACACTTTTCCACAATGTCGGCATTCGCCCGAACGAGGTTCTTAACGGTCGTTGCGGACACGCCGTTGATTTTCGCTGTGGCGCAATAGTTGTTCGTCTGCACATAGTCCGCCAGTATTTTCTTTTTCTGTCGGTCTGTCAGACGCGCAGCCATGTCATCACCTCGTCGCTCTCGCGCGCAAAATGTCGCTCTCTCTCTTTTCTTTTGGGAGATTATAGGGGGTAAGATAATACGGGGGTTGCAAGGGGGAGAAGAAGAAAGGGGGAACAAGGGGGTTTTTCTTTTCTCTCTCTGAGCTATGCGATGTAAACATTTTGCTTGCAACTGCTTACATTTGCTTTGCTTCTGCTTGCATTCCTTGCGTTAATTGCTGTCGTGCTGCGGTCTAATTTCATCCGCCCGTTACAGTCTATTACCGCTTTGATACGCCGATAAGCGTTGTCAAATTATTTTTGCTACCAGCCCCCACCCCTTGGCCTTACATAGCAGACTTTACCCGCCCCGAAGGGCACATCTGGTACGGCATTGCAGTCCTGCCCTGCTTTAGCGCTTCGGGGAAAGTCCCCGTCACTCGCTGTGGTCTCCCCTTACGGGGCCCCTATGCCGTATATCTCCGCAACGAGCCGGTCGGCGCTCCGGCATCTCCAACAGCATGAGTATTTGCGGTCTCACGTCCGGGCGGCAGCTGCCTGTTCTGCCCTTCGTTGCGGTGCTGCCGTCTAAAACTGCTATCACCATGCGCAATCACGGTGACGTGCTGGAACTCCGGTAGCATAGTAGTTTGTGGGCATGTCCCCGCTGGGGCACATCGTTGAGAAGTGCGCGGGGTCCTGTGCCGCATGAGAGGTGCGGCCTCTCGGCCCTGATCGTGGGCTGCATCATGCGTGCGGCAGATCGCGGGGGGCGGTGTGAAAAGATAAAAAGCACCGCGCCCCGCTATGACGCAGGAGGTAAACGCCATAAATGAGAGAACCGCAAAGGCTTTTACACCTCTGCGGTTCAATTTTCCCATTACTGCAATCCCCTGACTCACTTATAAGTGAGTTTTGCAAAATATTTTTATAAACTTTTTGGGTAGTCCGACCTTCCAAGCAAGTAATCAATCGACACACCGAAATAGTCGGCAATGCTTATCAGCGCGTCCATTGACGGTTTCTGTGTCCCCATCTCGTATCGTTTGATCGTGTTGCGGTTGAGCCCGCACAGCTCAGATAACACACAGCGCTTTAACTGGTGGCGTTCGCGCAATCTCCGCAAACGGTCAGGAAACGTGCTCATTCTTCATCTCCTGTCCTCGTGACGGCACACGCCTTCGGTGTCCGGAACTGGGCATCTGTATTCGCCCTCCCAAGCGCCGCCTCGATGGCATCGAGCTTGTTTCGCAGTGCGCCCGCGTCCGCTTTCAGATTCGCAATCACATTCTCGCGGGTGATGGCCTCACCGTTCATTTGGCTGATCTGCTCGGTCAGTGCGGCGTTTACCCACTTCAATTCCTGCACTTCTGCCTGCGCGTCCTCCACCATTTTCGCCATCTGGTCTTTGGTGTACTTCTTTACGTTGATGCTCATAATTTGGCTCCTTTCATTCGTAGCTGTTCTTCCCGCCCCCGGTCGCTTACGATGCTCACGACCTTCACGTCGCCGTAGCGCTCAATGTCCATGGCGATGCGCTCCTTGATGCCCTGTGCATCAGCGGCGGGGGCGGTGGGGCGGGCGCGCCGTGGGCGGGGGGGAGCGTCGCGCGGCAGCGTGTGTCCGCCCGGTCGCGGCTGTCGTCGATGGTCACGTCGTATTTATCCGCCAGATAGCCCGGCAGGTACGCCGTGGAAAACGGGCGCAGCTGGGCATAGTCAAACGGCTCGATGGAGTCCATGTGGTCGTCCGGCATCTTGGAGGATGCGTCGACCGGGATCTTCTCAAACGCGAGCGACCCGGCGCGCACCACGTGGTAGTGCCGCGTCTCGGTGATCTCATAGTCGCCGGTCTCGTACACGTTCGTGTTGCTGGCGCGGTAGCTGGCCGCGCCCTCCGCGCCGCCGTCAAACAGCCCGACCGCTTTGTCGCCTACGACGCAATCGCCGCCGGTGCCGAGGAGATCGTCGTCAAGGAGGATCGCGCTGCGTTCGACACTGCGGCAGCCAAGCGCTTGGGCATTGATCTGGACGCGTGTCTCATCTGGACGGGAATGGATGTGCGCACCGTTTCGGGGGAGCGCGTGGGCTACTGCGCCGACGCCGACTTCAACCTCCGCACCGGCAAGGTCAACGCTTTTATCCTCACCGAGGGGGGGGCCTCCCACGCCCTCGCCGCGA